CTTGCGCTGAAGCGTCAACACTCGCGACCGAGGCCGCATCCGGCGAGCCTGGCGCCAGCGGAGGGCCGACGCCATGAGCACGACCTACTCGATCGGGTGCCGCGACTGCCGGAAAGCCTTGTGGATCGCACAAAGCAGCTGCGGGAGCCCAAGCCTGTATTGGGGCGAGCATTACCGGGCGGCCTTGGAGGCTTTCCTGTTCGAGCATGTCGGGCACGCGCTTGTGTTCGGCTATGACGCCGAGGGGGAAATCGCGGAATGGGAAGAGATCGAGAGGCCGCCTTCGCCGCTGCGAAAGGAATGTTGCGGCGCATTCTGGAACTCGGGAGCGCTCGCCTGTTGTCCCAGGTGCGGCCGCGCTTTCGACGGCATCGCGGCCGCTGTGGTGACCCCCGAGCAGAACGCCCTCGCGGCCGTGCGCGATCTCGCGCTCGCCCTCGAGTACGCTCGTGTGGCGTGCGAGCATGCCGAGGGCCGGCGCGCGACAGATCGGGACCAGCTTGCGCGTGCGGTCGCGGTGGCGACCCGTTCGCTCGCCGTCGCCGGCGGGCTGCTTTCGGATTTCCAGCGCCCGAGCTACTGGCGCGACGTGGCGATGCTCGCGCTCGAGCTCGTCCCGGATCGCGGCGCCAAGATGTCCGACGTCGTCGCCGCTGGCAGTGCGATCTGTGGCGGCGCGGCTGCGGCTGAGCCATCTCAGAAGGCAATCGGTGACGAGCGTGCGCCGAACACCCAGCCCAGCGGTCCCGCCTAGCGGGATCCGCTGCGGCGCCTGGTTCGGTCTTCTCCTGGAAAGCTGCGAAGAAGGGACAGTCTAACCCTGTAACCAAATACTTGTGACAGATCACCCCATCACCACGGACACCGGGCCGGCCTCCGACCCGGTGTCCTCTATTATAAAGGCACTCGGCGGCCGCCCGGTCCTCCTTCCCATCGAGAAAGGGAAGAAGGGACCGCGCTTCGACGGGTGGCAGACCATCACCTGGGAGAAAACCCAGGATCCGTCGACCCCGCTCACCTGGTCGAAGGAGGTCGAAGGCCAGAAGGAGCGCCAGGTCTGGCGCGCCAGCACGTACGGCGAGGAGCTCGAGCGCGTGCGCCAGGAGGGCGGCAATCTGGGCGTGCTCCTGGGCGCCGCGAGCGCGGCCGCCGTCCCGATCGAGGGCAAGCGCTACGTGCTGTGCTCGATCGACGTCGACGCCGACGAGGCCGTCGAGCCTTTCATCGCGCTAAACCCGCACTTGGCCGGCACGCTGCGCACCCGCGCGCGCCGCGGCGGCAATTTCTGGCTGTGGATCGACTCGGAGGGCTACCCGACAGCGGTCGGCAAGATCTACTTCGCCAAACGCGACGGCTCGCCCGATAAACAGCGGCCCTGGGGTGAATGGCGCGCCGACGGCGGCCAGACCGTGATCTGGGGCACGCACCCCGAGAGCATGCCATACCGGCGGGTCAGCGCGTCGGCCTCGCCGGCGCGCTGCGCATTCTCCGAGATCCGCTGGCCTGAAGGCCTCGCGCTCCCCTGGGAGAAGACGCCGACCGAGAAGCTCGTCGAGAAGCACGGGCCGGGCTGGTTTGTGAGCGCCAAGGGCGCGATCACGCTCAATCCGCCGTACTTCGTCGCCAAGTATGCGATGGAGCACGAGACGCTTTTCGAGCCAGACGAGGCGGCCTTCTACCAGTACGAGGAGGAGCGCGGCCTCTGGGTCAAGGTCTCCGACGATCAAATACAGTGGGATCTCGCGGCCGACTTCAAACGCATGTCCGACGAGTCGGGGATCAATGATCTCCTGACGATCCGGACAAATACCTTCCTGAAAAACCTCGTCCATATGCTCCGCGGGGCGACCCTGAGGCGCGACGCATTCCGGCGCGAAGCGGGACTCATCCACCTCGCCAACTGCATGCTCGATATCCGCGACGGCGCCCTGAAGACGCATCCCTTCTCGCCGCGGTGGTACTCGCGCAACCAGGTCCCGGTGAAGTTCGACCCGGAGGCGACCTGCCCGCGGTTCACCAAGGAGCTTATACTATCCGCGCTGTCCGTATCCAATGCCGACCTACTACAGCGCTGGTCGGGTTCGTTGCTCCTCGGGCCGAACATCATGCAGCGCTTCGCGCTTCTCTACGGCACGGCCGGCGCGGGCAAGTCGACGCTCGTCCGGCTCCTGCGCCTGATTGTCGGCGCTGACAACTGCACCCAGCTGCGGACCAAACACCTCGAGGAGCGCTTCGAGCTCTTCTTCTACGTCGGCAAGACGCTGCTCATCGCCCCAGACGTCAACGGCGACTTTCTGCAGCAAGACGGGGCGCACGTGCTCAAGGCGCTTGTCGGCGGCGATCCTCTCTCGGCCGAACGTAAGCAGGGCGGCGCGGCGATCCAGGTCACGGGCGACTTTCATATCGCGATCACCTGCAACTCGCGGCTGCTGATCAAGCTCGAGGGCGACGCCGACGCCTTCCGTCGGCGGATGCTTCCCTTCCGCTACGCTCTCCCTAAACCGGCGAAGCGCGACCCCGACTTCCTGTCCACGTTATTTTCGTCCGAGGCATCCGGGATACTCAACTGGATGATTGCGGGCGCCGTGAAGACGCTCGAGGAGAAGCGCACGCACGGCGACTTTGTCCTGACGGCCGAGCAACAGGAGGAGATCGACTCGCTCCTGGCCGAGAGCGACAGCGTCCGGCATTTCGTCCAGCACGGCGTCGAGCGCAGCGAGCCCGACAACGTCACGCTGCACGAGCTCGGCGAGGCGTATGCGCTCTACTGCGACGCCAAAGGGTGGCGCGCCGAGACCTTCAAGCGTGCTCAGACCATGCTTGTCGACGCCGTCTCGGAGATCTGGCGCATCACCCCGCGCAACGATATCAAGCGGCCATCGGGCGAGGGCGAGAAGGAGAAGGCGCAGCGCGGATACAAGGGCCTCCGCGTCGCGAAGGCGGCCGAGCCGGTTGCCCAGGAGGCCGCCGGCGATGGCGACAAGCCTTATTGATCGGGCTCGCGCCTACGTGGCCAAGATGCCGGCGGCCGTCTCCGGATCCAACGGACACGGCGCGACCTTCGACGTCGCGCGGGTGTTGCTGCACTTCTTCGAGCTCTCGCGCGAGGATGCGGCGAAGGTGCTCGACGAATACAACGGCCGATGCTCGCCGGCTTGGTCGGCAAAGGAGCTTAAACACAAGCTCGACAGTGCGGCGAAAAGCAAGTGGGAGGGCCCGCGCGCTCGCGACCAGGAGCGCTCGCGCGGGGGCGAGCCTGGCCGAGCGCCGGCGCGCAAGGGTCCGGAAACGCGGACACCTCGGATAGGTTTTGCGCAGTGCGTGCCGGCGGCGACGCGAACCGAAGGCCAATCCCGGACGCTTCGGACAGATTTTCTCCAAAAGTTTAATATGTGCGCGCAGGCGCAGGCGCATGATACAGAAACCGCTAGCGCCAAAAACGTATCCGAAGTGTCCGAGCCTATACCGGCGCCGGCGCCGAGGCCTGAGGCCGGGCCCGAGAAAAGAAACGAAACACAACCCGACCAGGCCGACGGGCTCGAGGGGATCCAGTGGAAGGCGGCCAGGCTCGAGCCCGGGCACGACTTCCGCACGAAGTTTACGCGCTGGGTCGGCGCCGACGGCTCGATTCATCACGCGCACGTCAGCGTCGACGAGACGACGGGGGAGCGGCGGATCCGCATCGGCCGCATGATCGACAAGCTCGAGGATCGCGCATGAGCAGCAAGGGCATGGATCGGCGGCCTGGCGGCTGGTGGGAGAACAAGGTCCCGCTCGAGTATGCTCCCGAGCTCTCGACCGATCCGCTCGACACGCACGAGACGTCGACCAGGCGCGCCGAGGCGCTCGAGCTCGCGCGCACGATACACGAGATCATGCGACTGTGTATCCCGAGCGCGGAGACAAACGGCGGCCTGCGACGCTTCCGCGCGGGATATCTGCGCTTTCTCGCGCTCGCCTGGGTCACGGCGCCCGAGATGTTTGAGGGCCAAACCGTGCGCGACCTGGCCGCCCTGCTCGGCGTGCCCCCGTCCTCGATCGGTGATCACGCTGCACACTGGCGCAAGGTGCTCGCCGGCGAGCACTCCGAGGCGCCGCAGGCGCACGCGAATCCTTCAACGACTTGCGCGACTTTTACAACCGGGTCGTCCAACGACTTACGCAACTCTGGCGCGCGGGTCCTTCCCGCCAAAAAGCCCAGTCCAGGTTCCGCACGGCGCACGGGATCGATCGTGAGAACTGATCCGCAAAGTTACTGACGGCGTTACTAACGCGGACCGGACAGCGCGGCCGATAGTAGATGCCGAAAATCCCGACCGGAGCGCTAGCGAAGCATTGGGGGACGTCGACAGGTTACGTCCGCCAGCTCCGCTTACGCGCGGGTGACGATAGGCCGCCGGAGTGGGAGGATCGGGGCGAGGCGGATCCGGATCGATTCGCCGAGGCCGACGCGTGGCGACTGATCCATGCGCCGCCGCGGAAAAAGTCGGCGGCCGCTGTCGCGGCCGCACCGGTTTCGGAGACCCCGGATGCTGGCAAAGGAGAGAGACCCGGGGGCGGGGGAGCGGCTCCTGCCCGGGCTCCGGTGGCTGAGGTCGAGAAGTTTGACGCGAGTCAGTTTCTCGTGCCGATCGACAACTTCGACCAGTGGATGATCCAGGAGGCCGAGGCGGTCGTGAAGATCGCGGCGGGGCTGTATCGCGAGGCGTGCTCGACGAAGAATTCCGCGAAGATCGCGGCCGCGCTCGACAACTGGCAGCTCGCGGCGAAGCGCTGCCGGGAGATCCGTGAGGGATATCAGAAGCTCCTCGAGAAGTCGGAGAACGTGATCACGGTCGACCGTGCGGCCGATATCGTCGGGCGCGAGCTCGCCGTGCTGCAGCAACTGCTCGACGACCTGCCGGCGCGCCTGGCGGCCGAGCTGTGCCCGGAGGACCCCGCGCGACACCTGCAGCCAATACAGGCCGCGGTCGTCGAGATCTATAAGCAGATGAACGCGGCCGGCGCGGCGATGAGCTCGGCGGCCGTGCTGCCGGAGCCGAGCGCGGCGTGATCTCCGGCGAGGTAGTATTTCGCGACAGGATACGGCGCTTCTTTCGCGTGCCGGAGTGGCTGCGGCCGTCGGAGTGGGTCGAGAAGTATCTGCGGCTGCCGGCCGGCGCCAACGAATCGGAGCACGGCCGGGTGAAGCTGCGCGGCTGGATGCGCGAGATCCTGGACTGTTTCGAGCTGCGCACGGTCTGGGATATCCTCTTCTCCGGGCCGACCCAGGAGGGGAAAACTTTCCTGCTGCGCATGGCGCTGGCCTATAAGATCGCGGGGCGCATCGGGCCCGTGATGTGGCTCGACTCGACGGAGAACAAGGGGCGCTCCGTCGTGAAGAAGCAGATACGGCCGATGATCATGCACAACCCGGTGCTGCGGGCGCGGCTGCCGGCGGATCGTCACCACGTAACCAATTCCGAGATACTCTTCGCCGGCGCGGCCTTCAATGTCTACGGCGCGAACAGCGAGACCCAGGTCGCCGGCGACACGGTCGAGACTGTGCTCGGAAACGAGGCCGCGAAGTGGCGCACGGCGACCGAGGAGGAGGCGGCGATCCTCGAGCTCGTGCGGCATCGCACGGAGAAGTATGGCGACACGCGCAAGCATCTCTTCAGCTCGACCCCGCGCACCGCGGGCAATCTGTTCTGGCAGGAGGTCGTGCGCGGAGACATGCGCCGGTACTTCGTGCCTTGTCCGCACTGCGGCCGCATGCAGGCCCTGCGCTGGGGCGACGAGCACTCGCGCGGCGGGGTGAAGTGGCCCGTCAATGCGAAGCGACCCGACGGCTCCTGGGATCTCGAGCGGGTGAAGCTCGAGACGCGCTACGAGTGCGAGAATCCCGAGTGCCCGGGCGCGCCCTGGGATGATGCGACCCGGCTCGCCGCTGTGGAGGATCCGCGCGGGGAGTGGCGGCCGACGAAGGCCGCGCTCCCGGGGTATCGCTCCTACCTGCTCAACGGCCTGTATGGGCACAACGCCTCGCGGAAGGTCGGGCGCCTGGCGGCGAAGTTTCTGTCGGCGCGCGCGACGGGATTTCTCCTCGATCGACAAGACTTCTGGAATTCAGACATGGGCGAGGTGTGGGAGGCGAAGATCGAGGAGGTCAACGTCCGCAAGCTCGCCGACCTCGAGCTCGACTATATGCGCGGCGATGTGCCTGAGGGCGTGCGGCTCGACGGGCTGATCCTCGGCGTGGACGTGCAGCGCACGCGCTTTCGCTGGGTGTTGCGCGGCTTCACCTGGTCCGGCTCGCTCTACCTGCTCGACTTCGGCTGGGCGCCGACCTGGGCGGATCTCGACGCGATCGAGCGCGACTATCGCCAGCGCTGCGGCGGAGTGTGGCGCGCGATCGTCGATATGAACTTTGAGGACAGGCGCCAGGAGGTGCGCGAGCAGGTGTATGCGCGCCAGGCGCGCGGCTGGGTCCTGGCCGACGGCGTCGAATACTCCGCGGAGCGGGTGAAGGTCGACCGCGAGAACGTGCTGCTCGGAGGCAAGGGCGGCGGGCAAAAGGCCTATTGCGTGCGGCTCGTGATCTCCACGTACGATTTTAAGTGCGAGCTCGAGGCGCGCTATGCGGGCAAGCTGCGCAACTGGTATCTGTTCCGGCTCGGGCGCCACGGCCTGCTCGACCAGGCCAACGACCAGGAGATCGCCGAGTATGCGGAATACAAAAAGGAGATTCTCGACGAGTCGCGGGTGCCGCGGGCGCGCAAACAGCGCGGGCTGCCGGGCGATGAGTTCCGGCCACGCACGAAGCAAAACCACGCCGGCGACTGCGAGGTGTATATCCTCGCCTTCTTCTGGGCGCTGCGGGCCAGGCGCAACGCCGACCAGCGCCGGCGCGATGCTGCACGCGCGGCCGGCGATCAGGCGCGGCCGATGGCAAAGGTGGAGAATTAGGCCCGGCCGCGAGGCCCGCGCGGGTGCGCGCCCCGCGCTTTGCTGCGCAAACGCTGAGTAGCGGCTTCGCCTTGCTCGACACTTGCTGCGCCAGTGTCTGGCCGGCCGGACAGCGCGGCCTTTCGGTGGATGCCCACACCACAAGGAGGCGAGACGATCGGCGAGCGGCTCACGCGTTTGCGGGCTGAGCTGGCGCGCACGCGCCAGGTGATCGAGCGCGCGGAGACCAACGGCCAACAGTTCAATATCGGCGGCGTGGCCGTGACCCAGATCGCCGTCGATCGTGCGCAGGAGCGCGAGCGCAAGCTGACGACGGAGATCCGCGGCCTCGAGGCCAGGCTCGCCGGCGGGCGCGCCGCGACCGGCCTCGCCGTGACCCAGACCCGGATCGAGACATGAGCTCCGACGCACCGGCCATCACCTTCCGGCGTGCTCCGTTGGCGGATACATCGCCGCGCACGCTCGTCCTGTCCTCGGGCGGATCCGCCTCCTACTACGAGGCTGCCAGCACGATGCGCGAGACCGACTGGGGTCCGCTGCGCAACGGCGTGTTCGAGGACTATCTTTTCACGGGATCGGTGCGCAATATCGCGCTGTCGCGCTTCCGGCGCGAGGTGCGAAACAACCCGTATCTCGCCGGCCTGCACGCCAAGTACCCGGAGGCGGTCGGCTTCACCTCGCTTCGCTCGCGCACGCGCTCGAAGCGATACAATCTCGCCAAGGAGCGATTCTGGTTTCGCTGGTCGAAAGCGCTCACACATCACAAGAAGTCGCTGCGCTGGGCCGAACGGATCCTCCTTGGCGAGCTTTTGCTCGCCGGCGAGCTTTTCGTGATCAAGCTGCGCGGCGGCCGCATCCAGCTCGTCGCCTCGGAGTTCTGCGGATCTCCTGGAGGCGCGACCCGCTTCGGCACGCGCGAGGTCAACGGGATCGTGTATGACGGCCAGGGCGTGCCGGTGGCGTATCGCTTCGGCAAGCTGTCGGACTATGGGACGGTGATCTTCACCGGCCGCGACGAGGAGCTGGTCGACGCGGCCAACGTCGTGCACGTGTTCGACGCGGACCGCGTGCTGATGGGCCGCGGCCTCCCCTGGCTCCTGGCCGGGATGAAGACTGCGCGCGACCTGCACGAGATCACGCGCGCCAAGACGAAGCAGATCAAGGACGTGACCTCGATCACCGGCGCGGTCGAGAAGGCCAACGCAAACGACTTTCTGAATGATATCGGGACGGGCGCGGGCCCGCTCGACTCGGATGCTCCCGAGGCCGAGGCGACTGCGGCCGAGACGGCCGACAGCCCGGCCGATCGTGTATCCACGGACAAGCGACCGCTGAAGATCGAGCTCCCGCCCGGGACCTTCGTTTTCCTCGAGCCGGGGGAGAAGCTGCACCAACTCGTCAACGAGTACAAGGCGACTGATTACAAGGAGCTCGTGATGCTCATGCTCCATGCGATCAGTGCGCCGGTCGGCCTGCCGGTGGAGCTGTGGTTTTCGGGCTTGGGCGACGTCAATTACTCGGGCTTCAAGGGCCTGGGTGTGCAGTGGAAGGCGCGGCGCGCGTATGTCTGCGCATTCCTCGAGGAGGCCTTTCACGGGCCGCTGCACGACTGGCGCATCGACCTGGCGCACCGGCTGGGCGAGATCGTCGATATCGAGACCGGTGCGCCGATCGCCAACCCCGACGGCGACGACGACCTGATCGTCTGGGGCTGGAAACGGGCGGCCGTGCTCGACGACGAGCGGGCCCGAAAGGCCAACCAGATCGGGCTGGATTCCGGCGAGCTCTCGCTCGGCGACGTGTGGATGGACAACGGCGAATTTCCCGAGGAGGTCCTCGCGGCCCGGCGCCAGCTCTGGATCGCGGCCAAGGTCGCGGCGGGCGAACTCGAGGCCGAGGGCGATCACTCCCGGGAGAAGGTGCCGGTCGGCTTCCTGCTTCGCGGCGAGCTGCCGGGCACGACGAAGTATCCATACCTGCCCGGCGGCACGGGCCGGGGCGAGGACGATCCTCCGGACGATCCGGCCGCGGCCGGCCGCCAGGACCCGGCCACCGATCCCGAGCTCGAGGACGAAGAAGGCGACAGCCGCAAGCAATCGAAGCAACCCAAAGAATGAATACCGCAAAGAAACTCCTGCAGGCGCCGGCGACCGGCGGCCGCTCCTATTCGCTGAAGATCGCCCCGAAGTTTGCCGTCGACCGCGCCTCGGGCATGCTGCGCGACGTCGCGCTCCTGAGTGTCGGCGAGGCCAAGGGGCACGGGATCTTCATCGACGAGCGCACGATCGAGACGGCGGCCGAGGTCGTCGCGGCGAAAAAGGGCCGGCTGAAGGCGGCCTTCCGGCACCCGTCGATGCTTGATTACATCACGAGTCACGGCGCCGACCGCATGCTCGAGATCCCGGGATACTTCTCGGCCGTGGCGGCCAAGGGCGAGCAGCTCGTCGCCGGGGTTTTCCAGTTTTACGACACATTCAAGAAGACCAACGCCGCCCACGTCGACACGCTCCTGGAGATGGCGGACAAGACGCCGGAGCTCTTCGGCGTGTCGATCGAGCCGTATGGATATCTCGCCTACGTCGACGAGAACGACGACGAGTACAGCGAGCCTCCGATCGATCGCGAGCTGAAGTATAACGGCCTGCCGGCGCTGCGCGTCACGGACCTGGCTTACGCGGCCTTCGTTGACGAGCCGGCGGCCAATCCCGGCGGCGTGTTCGCGACGCTCTCTAAGCTCCCGGGCCTGGGCGCGCTCTTCGGTGGCGGGGCGCAGCGGCGCCAGCTCGAGGCGCTCGGCCGCCTGGCTGAGGCCGTCGCCGTGTTCTGCAAAAGCAACGGGCCGGACAGTGCGGCCTCTGATGTAGAGCCCGCTCGCGCGGAAGAAACCAATCACGACCAAGTCACGATGAACACACTGACGGCCATCCATGCCAAATACGGGAGCGATCCCATGAAGTTCGCGAGCGCCTGCAAGCTGCTCGCCGAGGACTCGAAACTCACGATCGACCAAATCGACGCCAAGCTCGCCGCGGCCAAGCCTGCGGCCGCTGTCGCCGCTCCCGCGGCCGAGGCGCCGAAGGGTCTCGAGCTCTCGGCCATCTCGGCGAAGTTTGGCGCGGATAAGGGCCGGCTCGCCAAGGCCTTCGAGTTCGTCGCCGGCAAGCCGGATGCGACGATCGAGCAGATCGAGGCGCACCTCTCCGCGCAGGACGCGGCCGAGCTCAAGCGCCTGCAGGACGCGCACGCCAAGGCGCAGGCCGATCTCGCGGCCAAGGATCGCGAGATCGCGACGCTCAAGGCCTCGGGCCATCCCGCGCCGGTGGCGCTAGGCGCCGCGGCCGGCCTGGGCTCCGGCACGGACGCGAAACCGCGCGAGCTCAAGGGCATCGACCGTATCGCGGCCGCCTTCAAGGCGGACACGCATAATCCCGCCAACGTCGGGCGCAACTGAATACGCGCCGGCGACACCCGTCCATCACTCACACTCGCGCTTTTCCTCACATGCGTAAATATTCCCTCCGTGGTATCCTCTTCGTCGTGGCGGCCCTCGCCGCGATCGTCGCCGTCTTCGGCCTGATCGGCGCCCAGTATGGCGCACCCGTCGCGCTCTGCGCGTATCTCATCGTCGACTCGTCGCTGCGCATCCGGATGCTGGGGTCGCTGCGCCTGGGCGCGATGGCCTCGCTCCTCGATATGGTCAAGCTCTCGGGAAACGACTCCCTTGTCGGCATGATCGAGGAGGGCCTGCAGGCCGCGCCGGAGATGGAGGTTTTCCCGATGCGCGATCCGATACGCGGCACGACCTATACATCGGGCGTGCGCACGGGTGTTCCGCGCGTCTCCTTCCGTAAGGCCAATGCGGGTACGGTTCCGGTCAAGTCGACCTTCAAGCAGGCGAAGTTTGAGTGCTATATTCTCGACGCGCTGATCGCAGTCGATAAGCGCGTCGCGCAGGCGCACGAGGATGGCGCGGCCGCTTACCAGGCGATCGAGGCGGCCGGCGCTGCGCAGGGCGCGATGCGCGGCCTCGGCGGGCAGATCTTCTACGGCCTGGCCAACACCAAGGCCGACGGCGCGGCCGACGGTTTCCCGGGCCTGAAGGCCTTCCTCCCGAAGGATCAGACGACCAGCGTCGGCGATCCGCTCACCGTCAACGCGACGGGCACGACGGCCAACACCGCGAGCTCGGTCTACGCGGTCAAGTTCGGCCTGCGCGACGCGATCCTCGTCCCGGGCAACGGGGTGAGCCTGCAGCTGAGCGCCTGGCGCGAGCAGATGATCACCGATCCGAACGATGCGACCAAGCTGCTCGAGGCTTACGTCGCGAGCCTCGGCGGCTGGATCGGCCTGCAGCTCGGCAACGAGAATTGCGCGCGCCGCATCATCAACCTGACGGCCGAAACGGGTAAGGGTCTGACGGACGGCCTCCTGGCCGACCTGTTCTCGACCTTCCCGGCCAACTATCGCCCCGACGCGATCTTCGCCTCGCGGCGCTCGATCAACCAGCTGCAGAAGGCGCGCACCGTGACCCTGCAGGGCCAGGGCCGCAACCGGCCCGACCAGGAGGTCGTCGCGCCGCGGCCGACCTCCTACGAGGGCGTGCCGATCGTCGAGACCGACTCGATCCTGAATACCGACGCGATCGAGTAAGACGCGCCGCCACCCGCCAACCGTAACAATCCAGCGGATACACACTCATGCAATCCAATCGCAAAGACGCGCTGCTGACGAAGGTCACGGCGCTGCCGGCTCAGAACACCAACAGCGACTCCGCGGCGATCGACCTCGAGGTCCTGAACGGCGCGAGCCTGCCCGACGCGCTCGAGCTCGAGATCTCGATCCCGGCGACGCCGAACCTGGCCGACGGCCAGACCACGACGACCACGATCCAGGACAGCGCCGACGGCACGACCTTCGCGGCCGTGGCCGGCCTGGCGGCGCTCGTGCGCACGGGCGCCGGTGGCGCCGGCGCCGCGGCCTCCTCGCGCCGGTACAAACTCCCGAGTACCGTGCGGCGCTACGTGCGCGAAAACACGGCCTGCTCGGCGACGGCCGGCAATAACACGGCTGTCTCGCGCACGCTGCGCCTTCTCTCCTGATCCGTTCCTCTCATAGGTGAACGGGGCGCCGGGCTGCGCTGTGTGGCTTCGGCCACTACGCCGACCCGGCGCCCTTTGTCTTTTCCATCCCAACCAAAAAGACCATGCACTACCGAAACGGACGCGAAGCAAAGAATGGCGACAAGATCGTGAGACTGAACGGGGGCCGGATCGAGGCCTTCGGTGTCTTGCACGGCGCGACGCCGGGAAACGACTACTGCAACGGCAGTATCGCCGTCGTGCAGAATGCGCAGGAATACGCCTGCATGTGTGACTGTATCCACGTCGACGATCTCGCCGCGCTCCTGGCCGAGAAGGGCCTCGACAAGCGTCCGGCGGGGAAGTGACCGGAGCTCACTAATCCACGCTGTGGACCGCACGCTCCTCCAGACCCAGATCGCCTCGATCGTCGCGCAGGTCGCGCCGGCGACGGGGCGCTGGTATTTCACGCCGAGCGGCGGCGGGGCGACGGTGGAGATCGTCGGCACGGCCGGCACGCTGCGGCCGAGCGATCCGCGGCTGAGCGGCGCCGGAGACCGACATATCGCGCTCCTGGTCGCGACGTCGACCCTGCCGACGGTGCGACCGCGCAAGGGCGACAAACTCGAGCGCGACGGGAAGAAACACGCCCTGATCCGCGATCCCGACGATGAGCCGCACGGGATCACAACGATTCTCCTGGTCGCATGAGCACGACTCTTCCGGCGCGCAAGCGCAATAGTCTCCGCCCTGTCTTCGCTGTGCAGCTGGTCGACGCCGGCGTGCCGATCCCGCTCGGCGATGTGCAGGAGGTGCGCGTGCGCTTCCGGCGCGCGTACACGACGGCGACGGCGGCCGATGTGGCGATGACGATCGATGATGCGCCGACGGGCAAAGTCTCCTGCGAGTGGCCGGCGGCCGTGATCGGCCAGGCGGGAGAATGGGAGGCGGAGTTTCGCCTGATCTACGCGACCGGGCCTTCGCCGCGGATCATCCCGGAGACCAAACAGACCCGATTCACGATCGAGGCCGAGATGGCCGAGCCGGCGGCGTGATGCTCGCCGGCGAGCACTTTTCAACGAACCGCAGCAAGTAACCGCAACAGGACACGACCATGGCAAACGCACTCTTCAACCCCGGCCGCGAGGGTTTTCTCGACGGCTCGATCGACTGGGATACCGACGACATCCGCGTAATGCTCATTCTCTCGAGCTACACGTTTGATGCGACCGACAAATTCGTCGCCGACCTCGGCGCGGTCGACAACGGCCGCAGCGCCGCTTTGACGGGCAAGGCCGTGGCCGACGGTATCGCTGACGCGGCCGACACGACGCTCAACGCAACTGCGGCGAGTGCAAGCAAGGCGCTCGTGATCTTCAAGCACACCGGCAGCGACGCCACCGCGCGCCTGATCGGCTACATCGACACGGCCACCGGTCTGCCCTTCACCCCCGCCGCCGGCCAGGCCGTGCCGATCGCCTGGGACAACGGGGCGAACAAGATCTTCAAGCTCTGATCAGGCACTTGCCTGGCAAGTGCCGGGCAAGGCGCAGGCACTACCGCGCACACCTGCGCGGGCCTTGTGCCGGAGACGCTATCCACACTCCTCCCGCCCATGGACGCCCTCAAAAACTTCGCCGTCGGAACGGTCTCGACCGGCTACGACGCGGCCGCGACATCGATCGCACTCTCCAGCGGCCACGGCGCGCGTTTCCCGAGCACGGCGTTTTATGCGGTCTGGTGGAACTCGACCGACTACGCCAACCCGGCCGACGATCCCAACGTGGAGATCGTGCGCGTGACCGCGCGCAGCACGGACACGCTCACCGTCACACGCGCGCAGGAGGGCACGAGCGCGACGACGAAAAACACAGCCGGCAAGACCTACAAAATCTTTCAGGCCGTCACGGCCGCGCTGCTCGGGCAGCTCCTGGTTGTCGAGATCGTGGTCGCCTGCTCGGATGAGACGACCAACCTCTCGACCGGCACGGCCAAGGTGACATTCCGCGCGCCGTTCGCGATGACGTTGACCGAGCTGCGGGCCAACGTGAACACCGCGCCGACCGGCTCGACGCTGATCGTCGACGTAAATCTCAACGGCTCGACGATGATGACGACGAGCAAGCTCTCGATCGACGCCAGCGAAGAGACGAGCGAGACGGCCGCCACCGCGCACGCGCTCACCACAACCGCCATCGCCGACGACGACGAGATCACGATCGATATCGATCAAGTCGGCAGCACGGTCCCCGGCAAGGGGCTCAAGGTCACATTCATCGGTACCAGATCATAACCGCTCACTGATTACCTGCTTCCACCATGTCGCTTCCCTCTGTCCTTATCCGCAAATCCACCGGCGAGCTGCTCAAGCGTGCGCCGTATCCTCGCGCCGACCTGGCGCCGGTCGACGGCCTCGATCCAGACCTCGAGTGGTGCATCGTGCGCGAGCCGTATCCGGCTCCCGACTATGATCCGCGCTACTACTCGCTCGTCACGACCGAGCAACGCGGCGCCGTGGCCGATGCCACCTTCCCGCACCTGCACCCGTGGCTCATCACGCACGCCACGCAAAAGCGCGCCGAGCTGGAGATCGCGACGCATGTCGACAACAAAGAGCGCGCCGAGCTGGATCGGCATTTGAAAGAGGTCGAGCAGCTCAAGATCCTCGCGCTCGGTGTGGGCGTGCTGTTCCGCCGCGTGCAGGGGCTCACGCTCACGGCCAAAGAGCAGGCGATCGCCGATCGCTGCACCGCGCTGGCCGTCAAGCTCTGGCAGAATCACGCGCGCGCGCAGGAGATCAAGACGCAGATCACCGCCGGCCAAGAGCCGGATCTGGAGGCCGGATGGGCGAGCGAGTAATCGCGCCGATCCTCAACCAACACGAAACGCCACGCATGTCGCGCCTGGTTATCAATCCGTATCGGTTCGCGTCTGACCTCGTGCCAACGTCAATCGGCAGTCTCGCTCTGTGGCTCGACGCATCCGATGCGAGCACGCTTTACGATGCGACTTCCGGCGGATCGTTGGTCGCGGCCGATGGGGCTGTTGCGCGCTGGGAGGATAAAAGCGGAAACGCACGACACGCGACGCAGGCCACAAGCAGCCTGCGCCCGCTGCGTCGCGTCGCTCAGCAAAACGGCCGCGACGCTTTGGCATTTGTCGATGACTGGCTAAATACGCCAGCTTTCGCGGGCTCTCAGGCAAGTACAACATTCGCCGTGCTCGCGTTAACTGAAGCGTCAGGAACAGATATAGCGGTCGGGTGGGCGAGTAGTTATCAAAGTCCGTCGCCGGGCGGGCAGTCGATTTACTTTAACGCCGGGAAGTTTGCGGCGCTGCACAATGGCGGATCGTCGGGAGTTTACCTGACCGGGCGAGAAAGCAATTCGGCAGTGGGGCTCAATACCTTTGTCTGCGTCGCCCAGCGCACTGACGGGACGCACGCCGGGCACAAGCTATTCTTGAACGGAAACGAGCCTGCAAGCACGGCGACGTTCACAAGCAATCCGGGCACATTCACGAAGGCAGCCACGTCGTGCGGAATTGGGGCCTATAACAACGGAGTCACGCCGATCACGGCAAAGATCGCCGAGGTGCTGCTTTATACGGCGACGCTAACAGACACGGATCGCGCCGCGGTCTTTGCGTATCTGATGGCAAAATGGGGTATCAGCTAACCCATGACCCTCGGCGGCACATACCTCGGCGGCGCGCCTCTCGGCGGTATCCTGCTCGAGCAGGCAGCCGGCGGCTCCGGCATCTCAGGAGCTGGCGGCATCGCCAGTTCCGAGGCATTTGGCTCGCCGACAGTCTCGGCTCAGCTAGCCGCATCCTCCATCGCGAGCGTCGAAGCCTTCGGCTCGCCGGCCGTATCCGCATCCGCCGCACCGTCCTCGATCGCCCCGGCTGAGGCGCTGGGCACACCTGGCATCGCGGCGCAGATCGGGCCGGTATCTGCCGGCAGCTCCGAGACGTGGGGCACGCCATCCATCTCGCTCTCCATCGGCGCCGGCTCGATCGCCTCCGGAGAGGCCTGGGGCACGCCCAGCCTTGCAGCGGGCACGATCGCCCCATCTGGCATACCTTCAGGCGAGGAGTTTGGCGTGGTCGGTATCGGGGCGGGTCTGGCGGCGGCCGGGGCTATCGGCACGAGCGAGGCGCTCGGAGCTCCTGGGGCCGGGGCGCAGGTAGCGCCGGCGGCCATCGCGACCGCCGAAGTCTTCGGCGGTCCGCTCGTGAGTCTCTCGATCGGTTCGGGATCGATCAGCTCGGCCGAGGAGTTCGGCACGCCGAGCCTGCTCGAGGGCACGATCGCGCCGTCGGGCATCGTGAGCGCCGAGGCCTTTGGGGTGGCGGCGCTGCAGGCGCGCGTATCGCCGGCGGGTGTGGCTGGGGCTGAGGCCTTTGGCACGCCAAGTATCCAGGTGACAATATCGCCGGTCGGTATTATATCCGTGGAGACGGTCGGGCTTCCGGTCGTGATGCTGCGGATCTCGCCGGTCGGGATCGCGGGCGCCGAGGCCTTCGGGATCGCGACTGTCGACAACGCCGTGCCGATCCTTCCGCCGCCCTGGCTGGTCGTTGATCGCAGGCTCGGGGTGCTCTCGGCCTCGGCCGGGGCGAGCGCCGTCCTCCAGGAGCACGGCGCCATTGCCGTGCTCCTGGACTGAACAAACCTTTCCCATGAAACAGAAACGCAAGTTTGTCTTCGCGCTGCTCTTGGTGGCGCTCGTGCCGGCGGTCGGCTTCGCCGCGCAATTCACCCTCACTTGGACGGACAACTCGACCAATGAGACCGGATTCCGGATCGAGCGCGCCGCCGGGCTTAATGCGACCCAAGGATTCGTCGAGATCGCGACGGTCGGCGCTGGTGTGACGAGCTACGTCGACGCCGGGCTCCCGAATGCGACGGCCTACAGCTATCGCCTGCGCGCGTATAACGCGGCGGGAAATTCCGGATACAGCAACGTGGCGAGCGGGACCACTCCGCCGGAGCCTCCGTCCGTGCCTGCGGCGCCTGGCGCGCCCGTGCTCGAGGCGGCCGGCGTGCTCTCGAATATCTCGACGCGGGGCGTCGTGATGGTCGCTAGTGATCCGCTGATCGGAGGCTTCACGATCGCAGGCGGGCCGGCGAAGGTGCTGATCCGTGGCGTCGGTCCGGCGCTCGCGGCCTTTGCCGTGCCGTCGCCGATGGCTGATCCGCAGATCACGCTGTACAGCGGATCGACTCAGATCGGGACTAATGACAATTGGAGCGGGCAGGCCGTGGCCGACGCGGCGACTGCGGCCGGCGCCTTCGCGCTCGCGGCCGGGAGTAAGGATGCGGCGATCGTGCTCACGCTGCCGGCTGGTTCCTATACCGTCCACCTCTCGGGCGTGTCTGGCGGCCAGGGCGCCGCGCTCGTCGAAATCTACGCCGTACCATGAGCGCCGAGACACTGATCGCAATCGTCCTGGTCGTGCGGGTCGTCTTTAACCTGCTCGTACGCGTGATCCAGCATGCGGTCGACGGCACGCCGTCGATCCGCGACAATGCGCGCTGGAAGAAGCTGACGACCTCCTTCGGGTATCTCGCGCTCGAGAAGCTGCTCGAGGAGTTGGCCGGCTTAAAGCTGCCGAGGTGATCGCCATGAAGCCAGCGCGTGCGATCCTCGGTGCCGCGGCCCTGCTCGCCTTGGCCGGGTGCTTCTCGGCGCCGGGCCGGCGCGTCGAACAGCGGGAGACGGCGCGCGACCAGGCGCGCGGCGCCGTGCTGCGCGAGGCCCAAGTCTCGGCGCATGAAACCGTCGCCGCGCTCGCGCAGGCGCCGGCAAGCCGGCCGGTAGAGGTGGCGAGCCGCTCGGCCGGCGAGGCCGCGGCTCTGCTAGACCATGCTAACGGCGGGCTCGACGCGGCAGCCGTGGCGGCCCTGCGCGAGCGGATCGCGGGTCTCCTCTCGGAAAATGAGCAGATACGTGCGGCGGCCGAGCGCGACACGCGCAGGCGCGTGGCCGAGGTGGCGGAGAAGTCGGCGGCGCTGCAGGCGGCGCAGGCCGCGCTCGAGACGGCGCGCCAGGACCTGGAGGCCGCCTATGCGCGCGAGCACGAGCTCGCGCAGAAGTATCGCCGGGCGCAAATCTGGGGCTGGGTGAAGTGGGGCGCGATGGGTCTGGGATCCGCGTCGTTGGTCGTGCTGCGGCTGTATATGGGCAACATGCCGGCGGGCCTGGGCAAGGCCCTCGCCTCGCTCGACGCGGGCCTGCCGGCCAGCGTGATGCGCACTGTGCGCAGCGAGGTCGACGCGCACCTGACGCCAGGCGCACAGGCCGCCGTACGCAAATGGCTGCTTCGGACCAACGTGCAGGCTGAGGCTGCTCCGGCGCCGGGGAGTGTGTCGTGATCGCGATCATCGCCTGGGTGTCGTCGTGGGCTATCGCATACGCGGCACTCGTGTATCTGCCGTGCTTCGAGGGCGAGCATCGGGGCACGCGCATGCTGCGGCATCTCGTGCTGTTGCTGGGCGAGCCCTGGCACCTCGTGCGCCGGATGTGGCACCACGTGGCGGGCATGGTAAGGGAGTGCTGGCCGAGAGGTTGATCTCGGAGCGGCGGGAAGTTCAAGGCCCGCGCGAGTGCGCGCGGTAGAGCTTCCCGCCTCGCTCGACACTTGCCTGCGGCAAGTGTCTGCCGGGTCGGACAGTGCGGCCTATTGGTGACGCGTCCTCTCCATGTCTTCCGACAAACCGCCTCTGAGCATCTCGGGTCTGACAGCTTTCATTATCTTCGTGAGCGCGATCGCCGCGCCGGCGATCACCTACGGCATTTCCCAGGGCAACCGATCGGCGGAGATCTCCGCGATCCGCGACCGGGTGACCGTGCTCGAGGCGCAAAACGCCGAGCTGCGCAAGGAGATCGCGGCCGTCGCGAACAAGATCGGCGACCTGGCCGTGATGACCGGCCGGATCGAGGAGAAGATAGGCGCGCTCAAGGACAGCGCCAGGGCTGCGCACTGAGCGTACCATGCCTGTCTCTTTCGACACCTCCGAGGCGACTGCGGCGCTCGCGCGACTCAATAGCGCGATCGGCGCGCACCTGCAGTACTCCCGGCAGGCTCCGGCGGAGGCTGTAGCCAAAAAGGCACAACAGATTCTCCTCGGCGTCGGCATCAAGGGCGATCGCAAGCCGGGCCTGTTCGACCGGTTCGCCGACACGGCGCCGCGCAAGGGCTCGATCACGGCCGGTCGCCAGGCGGATTCCTGGCAGGTCGGTCGCAAAAACTCACGCTCGCTCACGTGGGCGCGGGCTAAGGCGCAGGAGATCCTGGCCGGCCGGCGCTCGGCGCCGGTGCGCATGGTCGAAGGTGAGGCCGGCGGGGTGAAGTATATCGGCAGCATCCAGGCGGGCGCCGTGATGACGCGCGGCAAGCACAAGGGGCTGCTCCGCTTCGGCTCGCGCAGCAAGACCCTGCGCACGGCCTACCGCACGAGCCGGGCCGCGGCCCGGGCCGCCGGCGGCGTGCTGCTTAATGAGCAGGCATTGACTGCGGCGCTCACGGTGCAGCGGCGCGAGCGCAGCCGGCTGGCCACGGCGGCGCAGGTGCTCCCGCGGCGCTACCGCACCGTGCTGCAGCGCCTGGCGGGGCGCAAATACCGGAGCGGCCAGCTCGTCGGCGTGTCGTCGACCGACGCGGCCATGATGCAGGAACACAAGCGGATCACGATCGAGAACAAGAAGGGCCGCACGCTCGGCTCGCTCGAGGTCGGCGGATTCGTCGGCGCCTCGATCCGCATCCGCGGCGAGCTCGGCCTGCATACGCGCGAGCAGGTGCAGGGCCTGGTGACCGTGCTCGACGATGCCACGGCCGACACGCTGGCGTATGTCACGCGCAAGCAAAAGGAGGAGCTCGACCGCGCGCTGGCCAAGGCGGCGCGGCGTGGCACATGAGACTCGCCGACGTCCAGGCCTATGTCGCCGCGCAGATCGCGGCCGTGCCGGCGCTCGCGGCCTTCGGCTCGGCCGTGCAGTATGATCCGCTCAACACGCGCGATCCGGACAATCCCGCCGACACGACCAAGGGTCTCGACGATTTTATCGACCGGAGGCTCGAGGCCGCGGGCGTGGTGATCCTGATCGATCCGCCGTACTGCGAATCGGGAGCGACCAATCGCGCCGGCGCATCGCTGCTCAACCTCGTCGTCTTCGTCAAGATCGCCGAGAGTATCACCAAGGCGCATACGCCGAAGGGCGAGGCGCTGGTCTCGGCCGTGATCGGCGCCGTGACGGCGCCGCACCCGAGCCTTGCCGGCGAGGACACGGCGAGCTGCGCCGGCTTCGACGCGTGGGAGGATGAGAACGGATACATCCTGCGCGTGATTGACTTCCGCATCCGGGGCGTAGAGCCCTGAGACCATATTTCCACGTAACCGCAAGATAGATACAACTCAGAATCCACCATGGCCATCCCGGTAACCAAGCCTGTCGCCTCCATCGCGTCCGCAGACCTGATGCGCATCGTCTCCGGCGTCTTCGCGCTCGAGATCGCATCCGTCCAGAAAAACTTCCCATTCAACGGCGGCTTCCGTCTCAAGCGTCCGCAGCCCCAGTTTGTCGAGCACAAGGGGTATAACGCCATATCGAAGATGCTCGAGGTCGACCTGACCGAGCCGGTCGAGACCGACCACTCCGAGGTGACGGTCGAGCTCGAGGGGCACGATACCGACCTCCTGGCGACCTTCGTCAACGGCGCCGTGCCGGTCTATGCGCCGTGCCGGATCTGGGGTTACTCGACCAAGGACGCGGCCGACGTGGCGCGGCTCATGTCCTCCGAGTTCAACGTCTACGCCTACGCGTCGTCGGAAATCTCCTACGTGCGCGAGGACTGGGCTAAAATCCAGGTGACCCTGCGCGCGGCCGACGTGCCGCCGACCTTCACGAAAAACGCGGATACCGTGCCGTAACGCCGGCCGCGAGTCGCCACAGCGAGGATACACCTATGATCCCCACAACGATGCCCGTGGTCAAGCGGCCGCCGGCCGTCGTCGCGCAGGAGCGCGAGGCGGCCGAGCAGCGCGCGCAGGTCGAGCGCCAGGATCAGGCCGCGCTTTTCGGCTCCTCGCTCCTCGTGCACATGCGCGACGGGTCGGAGCTCGAGGTCAAGGTCCGGCTCGCCTCCGTGCGGGAGATGCCTGACTTCTTCGACATGACGGCGAAGGAGGCCGAGCTGATCGAGTGGATCTGCGGCATGCCGGCCGGCTGGGCCGACGGCCTGACTCCGGATTCGCACTTCGCGCTCGTCGCAAGGATCGTCGACCTAAATTTCCCGTTGGCCTTGCGCTGGATAGAAAACCAGCTGGCGATACTGGCTCGGATGTATCCGAGCCTGGAGCGCAAGGCCGGGGAGAGTCGCTCGCCGAGACCTGCGCCCTCGCCGGAAACATCCTCGGCAAGTGGCTGACCGAGGTCGCGGACATGCCGCTCCCGGTCATACGGCTGCACCTGCGCATGCAGCGCCGCGACGACGCCAGGGAGGCACTCGCGGCGCTCGAGGTGGCCTGCGCGGCCGCCTACATGCCGCAGCGTGTCGACTACGCGCAGCGCCTGGCCGAGCGCCTCGAGGCGATGCGCACGGCCTGATGCTCGCCGGCGAGCAAATCGAAGAAAGCACACCATGTCCCAGCAAGTGATCGACATACTCCTGCGGATCGACGCGCGCACCGCGGCGCTCACGTCGATGCAGCGCAACGTGTCGCAGCTCGAGCGTACCTTCGCCTCGCTCGGTCGTGTCGCCGGGACGATCGCTGGAGTCAACCTCTCGCTGCAGGCCGGTGTGTCGATCGTGCGCTCGCTCACGTCGCAGGCCTTCGACCTGCAGGAAAAGTTCGGCAACCTCGCCGAGCGCTTCAGCACGACCTCGGAGGCGATCCAGGTCGCCGACTATATCGCGCGGCGCTTCGGCCAGACCGTCGACGACCTGGCCGGCTTCTCCGACCGGCTGCAGGCCAAGCTCGCCGAGGCCCGCACGGAGGGAGGCAAGGCGGCCAAGGCCTTCGGCGACATGGGCCTGTCGATCGAGGCGCTCGAGCGGCTCTCCTGGGAGCGGCGTCTCCAGGCCTTTGGTACGGCGCTGATCGCCGGCGAGGGTAGCGCGAAGGTCTACTCCGGCGCGGTGGAGATCGCCGGCGTGAATTCGCAAAAGCTCTTCGACACGCTGCGCGGGTCGGCCGCCTTCGACGAGTTCGCCGAGAAGGGCAAGCGCGCCGGCCAGGTGATGGAAAAAGAGTTTTCGGATCGGATCTCGCGGGCCAGCCAGGGGATCGAAGATCTGAAGCGGCGCTCGTCGAACTTCTTCGGGAATGTCGCCGCGGACCTGTTGAATATCTTCGACGTCGCCGGCGGATCCGGGCGCGAGAAGCAGCTCGAGTGGTTGATCAAGCTCGAGGAGGACCGGCATCAGCGGTCGCAAGATGAAGGGTTTAAGCTGTGGGATCCGGGCCGGCTGGAGAGGCTCCGGGCCGAGCTCGCCGAGATGCGGCGTGCGACCGCGGCCGCTGTGCCGGGCCCGGCTGCTGGCGAGGCGTCTCCTGCAGCTGCGGCGGCCGCGGCTGTGGCCACGCCGGAGCAAATCCGCGAGGAGCAAGCGCGGATCTGGCTCGCCAGTGAGGAGGCGCGCAAGACGCGCGAGCGCGTGCAGGCGGCGCAGGAGGGGCTCGCGACAGATCAGCAGCGGCTCGAGACTCTTCAGATCCGCCTGCGCGTGCTGGATCAGGAGCGCGTGATCGCGCTGCAGGCGGCCGGCAGCCAGGCCGAGCGCGAACAGGTCGCGCTGCAATACACGGAGAAAATGCTCGCCGTGATGAAAGACGTCGACGCGGCCGAGAAGGCGATCGCGTCGACGGCGAAGCAGGACGAGACCGAGCGCCGCAAGCTCCTCGAGCTCGAGGTGCAGCGCCGGCGGACGGTGATCGATCGTCTGCAATTCGAGCGCGACCAGCTCGCGCAGCGCGAGGACCTCTCGGAGGTGGAGAAGCAGCGCGCGATCAAGGTCCTCGTGGAGGCACAGCGCGCTGTCGTGGCGGATATACTACGGCTCAAGCGCGAGGCGCTGGCGACGGCGACCGATGGCGAGAAGGTGCAGCTCGAGGCGGATATCCAGGGGCTCGAGCAGGAGGACAAGACGCTCGGCCGCGGTGTGGATCCGCAGGCGACGACCTGGGAGAAACAGATCGGCCTGGCCGATACGCTGCGCGAAGGGATCGACGGCGTCTCGCGATCGCTCGCGGATGCGGCCGTGCGGGGCGGGGATCTGCGCGAGTCGCTCTCGAATGTCTTCCAGTCGATCGCGGCCGACCTGGCCGCGGCGACGATCCGGGCGATCATCTTCAAGTCGATCATCGGCGCCTCGGGCGGCGCCGGGCAGGGGCTGGCCGGGTTTCTCGGGCTGGGGCAGATGGGATTTGCCTCGGGCGGATACACGGGCCCGGGACCCCGGTTCAAGGTCGCGGGCGTGGTGCACGCCGGCGAGGGCGTGATCGACAAGCCGACGCTCGACCGGCACGGCGGCGCGCCGTTTTTCCGCAACCTGCTCGCGGGCCTGCGCTCCGCGCCCGGGTATGCTGCCGGCGGATACGTGGCCGAGATGGCGAGCGGCGCTGCGGCCGCCGGCGCGGCCGGTGGAGTGGGCGGCGAGTCGATCGCCATACACAACCATTTTTCGGACGGCCTCACCCCGGCGCATCTCGCGCGCATGCTGCCGGACATGGAGCGCCGGCAACGGCGCGGCGTGCTGGACGCACAGCGCCGCAAGAAGGACGGCCATCGATGAGCGTCCTCGTGATCGATGCGGCGGCGAGCGGCTGGGAGGGAGGAGCGCTGGACTATGCCCCGGCGGTCTCCTGGGTGATCGGGGCCGATGCCGACGGCTGGCAGGGCGGCGCCCTGGATTATCGCGACCTGAGCGCGGGCGCTTCGAGGGAGCTCCCGGATCGCCTCTATGTGCACGAGGCCACATACAACCATCGGCGCGCGCAGGTGGCTACAATCTCGCCGGCGACCTACTCGGCGCAGGTGCAGGATCGGGGCGGCCGCGGCTGGCAGATCTCGCTCGCCTGGGATGGGCTCACGGGCGCGGCCGCGGCCGAGCTCGTCGAGTTCCTGGCCTTCGTCGCCGTGCCGGGTCACACCTTTACCATGTCGCTCGACCGCGTCTCGCCAGGCGCGCCGGCGGGGATCGTCCTCTTCGGTTGCCTGCAGGTCGACCCGGGCTGGGAGAGCCGCGCCGGCGTGGCCTTCGGGGCCTCGCTCGAGGCGGTCGAGATGGTCGGCGGTGTCGTCGCCGAATCGATCGTGGTCAAGGCATCGACGCCAGGCTGGCAGGGCGGGGCGCTCGACTATGCGGCCGCCGAGCAGGTCGACGTAACCGCAGACGCCTCCGGCTGGGATGGCGCGAACGACTCGAGCCTTTGATTTATGGGTGTCGTCTACGATCCAGTAAATGCGGAGAGGCGTATCGAGGGCGACGACTTCGGCGCGGGCGCCTGGCGCATCCAGCTCGCGGCGGCTCCGGCCGCGGCCAAGCGCATGCAGATCTGCATGAAGGCGCATGTCTCGCCTGTGGGCACCGGAGACTGGGATCTGAAGGGCTGGAATCACACCAACTTTTTCGGCCTGCGGTTCTCCAGTGCTATCCCGAAGTTTCCGATCCCGATCGCGTATCCAGGCAGCCACACCTGGTGGCCGACGGATTTCTTCGGGATCATGCAGATGTATCCGCTCAACACGTCGAGTCTTGTGCCGTGGATAAGCGATCCGGCCACGAAAGATTACGACCGAATCGGGGCCATGCAGGTAGTCCCGACGACCTGGAACGAAGTCACCACAGGCGGGCCGTACCTGTCGGGCACCGCGGGCTGGTGGACGAGCAGCCCGCAGCTCTATCAGCCGCACTCCTTTCTCGACGGCATCGGCGGCCGTATTCTGACCTACGCATCATTCAGTTTTGCGGGTGCCGGGCACCTCACGCAGACCGACTCGTACCACATGCTGCACGCGCATGCGACCTCGGCCGCCGTGTGGACAAAAGCGTGGGAGATCTGGGCCTCGAATGTCGACCGCACGATGTATTATTCGCTCGTGCAGAATCAGCAGTCGCTCTCCGGCGATGGCATGTTTGCGGCGTTCACCAACGGGTCGGGATCTACGATCGCGCAGGTCAAGACGGGCACGATACACGGCGACGTCGCCAGCAACTGGCGCACCGATCTGAATACGGTCAACTTCCCGCGCTGGCTCATGTTCCGGCACTCGCTGCCCCAGGGGAATTTCATCTTCAAGGAGGCCCGGGTCCGATACTTCGACTGGGCCGGCAACGAATTGGAGGCCTGAATACGGGTAACCCAAATTTGGGGTTGATCGAACCGAACAAACGACAGAAACGGCAGCACGCACTCAAAGGTTGATATGAAACGAACCAAATCACGCACGCAGCTCAGGCCTATGCCAGGTGGGGCGCCGCGGTGGAAGGTTGGCAAGCGAACAGTGACCATAGCCATGTCTCGTGAGTGGGCTCTCTCTTTGGCGGAAGAATTGAACCGCTGGGAGGCGTGGACTCCGTGGGTTGACCGGGCGGACTGCAAAAACTGGAAGCGCTCTCCGATTGCCCGCGAGAACAAGAAGGAGAGTCAGACTTTCGGCAATTGCCTCAGTAGCATCACGGCGACCTTGGGACGCCGTGAACTGCGAAAACTGATGGCGGAGGCCGCCGCCGCTAATCGCATCAACCCCAAAACACCAACTTCGGGGATAGCGGCGCGAGCCTGAGCCAGGCAACTCCATCAACCCCAAATCTGCGAGACCTCTGAATACATGGCTCTAGCATTCCCCAACGTGTGGCCGAGCTCGGTCGAAGTGGTCAAGGCGCGTGCGCAGGTCGCGACCGTCTCGCCGACCTCGTTCGGCGCGCAGGTGCAGGACCGCGGCGGGCGCCAGTATCGCATCGTGATCCGGTTCGACCGTGTGGGCCGCACGAAGGCGGCGCTCCTGTGCGCCTTCGTCGCGGCGCTCGACGGCATGGCCGATACCTTTCTGTTCGACCTGGACCCGTGGTGCCCGGGCGAGTCGCCTGCGCCTGGCGTGCGCGAGTTTCGCGTGGTCGCCGGGGCCACGGGGTGGACGTCGCGCGGGGCGGTCGAGTTCTCCTACCAGATCGCGGCGTACGAGGAGGTATCCGCATGATGACGACACGACAGCGCGGGGTGCTGCTCGCGGAGTTTATCGAGGTGCGGCGCGCGCGGCCGTTTGCCTGGGGCGATCACGATTGCTGCCTGATGGCGGCCGACTGGGTCGCGCAGGTATCGGGCCGCATCCATGGAGCTACGTTGCGCGGGCGATACAGCGACGCGGCCGGAGCGCTACGCCTGGCGCAGGAGGTGTTTGGCCAGACTGAGCGGCCCGATCTCTTCGGCGCCGAGCTGTGGCCGGCGTGGACTGGACTCGTCGAGATCCCGGCGCGGCACGCCATGCGCGGCGACCTGGTCTCAATCCTCGCGCCGATCGAGGGCGAGGCCGATCCGCTCGTCGCGCTCGCGATCTGTGTCGGCGCCGAGGCCGCGGCCGCGGGCCTCGAGGGCCTGCGCTTCGTGCGCATGCCGGCCTGGCGCCGCGCCTGGCGCGTAGCGCCAGGCGCGAGACAAGGCGAGATGACGCGGAGGGTCTCGCCGTGAGTATGTCGAGCGCCAATGCGGCGACGGTCGTCCTCCCGTTCGTGCGGCCGGCGTGGTTCGGCGAGCTGAACTTCTCCGGCGGATACGTGCGGATGTGGACGGGTGTCGGCGATATCGTGACACTCGGCCGGACCTTCGCCGGCGGCGGCGAGCTGATCGGGATCGCGCCGATCGAGGAGGCCGAGGGCGTGACGGCGCGCAACCTGTCGCTGTCGCTCTCCGGCGTGCCGTCGACGCTGATCGCGACCGTCCTCGGCGAAAACTACCGGCTGCGCTCCGTGAAGCTGTGGCGCGGCTTTATGAATGCGGGCTTTACCGCGCTCCTGGCCGACCCGGATCTTCGTTGGGCCGGGCGCATGAATACATGCCGGATCGAGCGCACCGGCACGACGGCCTCGATCGAGGTCAATTGCGAGAGCCGGCTCGCGGATCTGCGCCGGGCGGCGACGCGGCGGTATTCGCACGAGGAGCAGCAGGCGCGCTACCCGGGCGACCTCTTCTTCGAGTTCGCGAGCGCGCTCGCGGAAGCGCCGATCCACTTCGGCACGCGCAGCCGGGCGGGCGAGCCGGGATACTCATAAACACATCATGCCTCCAGTTGCAGCAGCTGCGGCGGCCATCGCCGGTACTCATGTCGTCGGGACCGTCACGATCGGGGCGATCCTGCAGTCGGCGGCGATCTCGACCGCCTTCTCGCTCGCCGGCCAGGCGCTCGCGCGCAAGTCGCTCGACGCGCTCGGCACGGGGTCGATGATCCAGATGAAGCGCGAGCCGGCGCCGGTCGCGCGGGCCGGATACGGCGAGGTGCGCGTCTCCGGTCCGATCACCTTTGCCGAGACCAAGGACGAGAGCGGCCAGCCGAACGACTGGGCGTACCTCGTGCTCCCGCTCTTCTGCCACGAGGTCGACGCGATCGGCGGGGTCTACTTCGTCGACAATCGCGGCGTGATCATCGGGCCCGGCAATGCGGCCGTGGGCATCCTCTCCGATCGGTTCTGGGCGTATCCGCATCTCGGATCCTCGAGCCAGACGGCGGATGCGACCCTGATGGGCCTGTCGGCCAGGTGGACAAGCGCGCACCGCGGCCGGGGTATCGCGTATCTCTTCTGTATACTGCGGCACAACACGGCCGAGATGCCGGCGCTGGCCAACGTCTCGGCCCTCGTGCGCTGTCGCAAGGTATTCGACCCGCGCGACGTGAGCCAGAGTCGGGCGGATCCGGCGACCTGGAAATGGTCCGACAACCCGGCGCTGTGCGTGATGGACTACCTCTGCGACGAGGAGCTGGGCGTCGGCTGCGACTATGCCGACGAGATCGACGAGGCCTCCTTCATCGCGGCCGCAAACGCGTGTGACGAGTCGGTCGCTCTCGCGGGGGGTGGCGTGGCTGTCAGTGGTGACACGACCAACGGCAGCCCGACGATCGAGGTCGCGAGCTTTGCGGCGCTCTCCGGCCTGTCCGTCGGGATGCCTGTCTCCGGAGCCGGGATCCCGGCCGGGGCGCGCATCGTGTATGTCGAGGCGGATACGGATCTCGATCCGCTCTTCGTGATCGACGCGGCCGCGACGGCCACGGCGAGCGGCGTCTCGCTCACGGCTGGAGGCGCGGAGCGGCGCTACCGCTGCAGCGCCGTCTGGGATACCGACGCCGAGCGCGGGACCGTGCTCGAGCAGCTCGTCGCGACGATGGCCGGGGAGCTCTATTGCATCGGCGGCCGCTGGATCTGTCACGCCGGCGTCGCACGCGTGGCGACAGCCTCGATCGGGCCCGACGACCTGCGCACGGGGAATCTCTCGATCCAGACCCGCGACGACTTCCGCGATACGTGCAACCGGGTCAAGGGGACCTTCTGTTTCCCGGGCGACCGGTATATCGAGCGGCCTTTCCCGCCGGTCGTGAATGCGCTCTACCTGGCCGAGGACGACGGGGTCGAGCTGTGGCGCGACCTCAAACTCCCCTGGGTGCAGTCGGCCGCGGCGGCGCAGCGGATCGGGAAGATCCATCTCGAGACCGCGCGCCAGGACATCACCGGCACGCTGCCGTGCAAGCTGCGCGTGGCGCCGATCGACCCGGGCGCGATCGTCGCGTACACGGATCCCGAGCTCGGCTGGGTAGGCAAGCTCTTCCGGGTCGTCGAGAAGCGGGAATTTGACGAGCCGCAGGAGGGCAGCGAAGTGCCGGCGACCGTGATCGATCTCGACGTGCGCGAGTATTCACCGGACGCATACGACTGGGCCGACGGCGCGGAGACCGTCGTCGACCCGGCGCCGAACACCTCGCTACCTCCGCCGGCCTGAGTGCTCGCCGGCGAGCACTCGTTTGGCCTGGGCGCCAGCAACTTACGAAGGGGGAGGACGGTTTTGCTTGTCCATACGCAAGCGCTTGCGTAGGTCTGGGGGCGTTATGACAAACACCGAAACACTTCCTCGCTCCTCTAATGATTGGATCTCGGCCGCGGATCTCCGCGCGCTGATCAAGCAAACCCTCGGGTACAACCAGCGCCAGGTGACGGTCCGCGGCGAGAGCTCGCAGTATTTGAAGATCATCGTCCGCGATGCCGCGGTCGACGTCGCCGCGGTCGAGCAGCTCGCGAAGGGTCTGCATACCTGGTCGATGGCGATCGACGACTACGTGACCGGCCAAAGCGTGCACGTCTCGACGACGGCCGAAGTCGACGCGGCGCACGCGGCGCCCTTCGTCGCGGTGATCCGCGAGACGATCGCCCGGATCCTGGCCGGCGGGTCCAATCAGATCGAGGCCGGGTTTTTCCTCATGCATCACGATCGCGACGCCTATATCTGGGACTCCGAGGCCAACCGTCACAGCGTGCGCGTCTGGGCGCCGTCGATCGCGTCGCTCGACGAGCGCTCGATCCAGCATCTCGCCCTGCGCTTCGGACAGATGAAGAAGGGAGGCGCCAAGTGATCGCGCGGCTCGAGGCAACCCGGCGCGCCCTTGGCGCCGGTCTCTTCCCGGTCGTGCAGCGCGAGCTCGAGGCGCTCGCGCTGTGCCAGGATCTCGACCAGGTCGCTGGGCGGCTGAAGGCGGCCTTCCCTGGTTGGTTCGTGTATCGGGGCGGCTCGCACGTGGCGCTGCATGTCTCGACCGCGAGCGCTCGCGTCGCGATCGTGACCGAGGAAAGGGGTGCGCTGTGAGCTCCGCGGCCAATTATCGCCGGCGCATGCGGCGCGCGCTCGAGGTGGCCCGACTCTGGGCCGCGCACGGTTTTCCCGAGGCCCTGGCGGGCGGGTATGTGATCCTCTGGAAGCTCAAGGCCTGCGGCTGGGACTCTGCCCTGGATCGACCGCAGGACTATCGCCCTGGCGCCCTGGCGGTCGGCAGTAACGGCAAGATCTACGAGGCGACGCGCGGGACCCACCAGGGCGGGGCCGATCAGTGGACGCCTGTCTTCGAGGGCGCGGCGCTGGCGGCGCTGCGCGTCGTGTATGTCCTGCGGAGCGATATCACCGGGGAGTACTTCAACGGGGTCAACTTCACCGGCGGCCGCGAGACCGCGAAGGAGTTGGACGGCCGGCCGAGCGAGGTCGGCGTGATCGCGGCCTGGGGTCTGCATGCCAGGATCCTCGAGGAGGTGCGGCCGGCTTGACCGTGCGCGAGCGGTTGCGTAACACGAGACCATGAAAAAGAAGAGCGACAAGAATCCGGCGGCCGTCGCACTCGGCCGCCTGGGCGGCGCGGCCGGCACGGGCAAGGCGAAGGCGCGCTCGAGCGAGCAGGCGAGGGCGGCCGTGCTCGTGCGCTGGGAGCGCGAGCGGGCGCGCCAGGCGGCGGCCGCCAAGGGCGCGAAGGCCTGAGCCTGGGGTGATCTCTAAACGGCGCCGGTCCTACGATGGGCCGGCGCCGTTTGGCTTTATTGCCCAGAACTTCTCGAGCCAGGTGCGGTCGACCAGGCGGCCGCGGTAATGCGCGCGGATCATCGCGACAGAGTTCCCGCTCTCCGCGGCCGTGCGATCGAGCGATCCGGTCTGCTCGAGGACATACGTGCAGAACGAATGCCGCAGCACGTCGTGAGCGAGGCTGAGCGTCTTGCGCGCCGGCGGGAGGATCTTGCGATAGTTGCGGAAGATCGGCGGGTACTTATCGAGCGGATACCGCTTGAGCCAGTCGGCCAGGTTCGGCCGGATCGTGATCTCGCGGACCTCGTTAATCTTCGAGACCTCGGGCGGGATCACGATCACGGAGCGGTCGAGGTGCACGTGCGCCGGCGTGAGTTTCGAGATCTCGCCGTCGCGCCAGTCGGGCCGGATCCCGGCGAACAGGCACAGCGCGAAGTATGTCACGGCTCGGGCGCCGTGCTCCTTCTCGGCCCAGCGCATCACCGCTTCCGCGGCCTCCGGTGAGAGGATCGGCGCCAGGCCGCGCGAGCGCTTGCCTCGGCGCTGGGGCACGTCGGCGAAGGGATTGAGGGTCGTCCATTTGTGGCGCCGGCAGAACGCAAACCAGGGCGCGAGGTAGCCGCGGCGGTTGAGCCGCGTCTTGTTTTTGACTCCGCCGGCCGAGACATACTCGAGGACCTCGGCCTGGGTGAGATCTCCGACGCGGCCCGGGTGGCGCTGCACGAAGCGGCGGAGCTCGAGCCGGAGGGCGCGCAGCTGCCGGCGCGATAGCTCGCCGTTGGCCTCCTCGATCGCCCGCTGTGCGAGATATGCGTCGCGCGCGTCCGAGGTCGACCGCTCGGCCTCGGCCGGGCGCCAGCGATCGCGCATGAATTCCGCGGCTGCCGTCAGTGTCTTGCCCAGCGGCCGCAAGATCTCGCGCGCCCGGTCCGCGTCCTCGAGCTGCGCGTCGGTCGACCGGGTCGCGATCGTGCGCCAGCCGGCCTCAGCGTTCACCCTGGCCAGCTCGTAGGCGTCGGCCGCGGCTTCGGCCTCGAGTTGGTCCGCATAGTTCTCGCGGACCCTAGCGCCCTGCACGTCGTAACCGCTGACACGATAGGCGACGGACCCCGATCGGTTCACGAATTCTGACACGCTGAAGTGTTGTCGCTTCATGTCTTCTCGAAAGTTGCCCAACACCTCGGGCAACTTTCAACAAAGTAGCGCGAGAAAGTGCGCAAGAAGCTGATACACAACGCGCAGAAATGGTGGAGGTGGCGGGAATTGAACCCGCAAAGGTCCTCCCGTGCTCGACCGCTGAATACACGGGGCTTGCGCGTTTCTAGAGTGAAACCGGCCGTATTCAAGGTGTTATCGAGAAGACAGGAAAGGACAGTGATTGCCCGGATTTTTGAGGCTTTGGGCAACCGTTGGACAATCGGTCACGCTTCGGGGTGGCGGGGTGGCGACCCGGCTCCGGAGGCCTCTGGCTCGAGCTCGTCGGCGGCCCGCATCAGGCCGAGGACGTTTGCGAATTGCTCTGCCTGGCGCTCCCTGTGCGCGGCGAGCACGTCGGCGCATGCCTGGGCGGCCGTCGCTGTCGCGGCCGTCGCGGCGCGCACCTCGGCGAGTATTTGGCTGTGGATGACGGCGTGTCGGGCGGTCGTGTGGATGCCGTCGGCGATTTTCCCGGCGATGAAGAAGAGCCAGGCGGGGAGGATCAGGAGGACAGACCAGCGCCAGAAGGACCAGGCGAAGTCGCCGATCACGGCCGCCTCGTCGCTGGATTGGGGGTGTCCGATGCCGCGGAGCAGGTAGATCGGGAGCACCGCGATCACGACGGCCGCGACGATGGCGAGCCAGGCGAGCACCCGCAGTGAAGTGCCGGCGGGCGAGGATCCGATAGCGGCAGGGGGAGGCGGAGTCATGCGGTCACGGTTCGTAACACCAGCGCTCGGGGCGATGGTATGGACATGGGATGATACAGGACGGGGCGGGTGGCTGTAGTTGCTCGAAGGGTACTAGCCGGTCTTCTTCGGCGGCGCAGGCGTGCGTTTGGGAGTATGGCGCAGCGGCACAGAAGGGGGAGGATCTTCAGCCACGGAGAGTGCGGGCGGATCGGCTGTGTTCGCGGCAACCGTGAGAGACAATACAGGAGGGACGCGCAGGCGCCCGCTTTCGATGAGTTCATGCAGCCCGGTCGAGACGAAATGCCGCAAGATCTCCGTCGGGCTCTTTAGCATGTGCTGCTCTCCCCAGGCCTTGAGCGCCTCGGTCAGCCGCTCGTTTAACCTGGCCGACCAGACGGTGCCGTAGGGCTGCTTTGTTTTTTTGGGCATGCGCGCAGGCGCGCCCACTGACGCGCGAAAGGCCTGCATGCGCCCATTTTTCTCATTTGTCTACAAAAATGCACCTATGAAAACGGGGCGGTTTGCTGGGTTTTGTCTTCACTTGTATACAAACCTAGAGCTTTGTCCGCGCATGCCACGCAAGAAAACCCCGAACTACGGCATCGTGCTATCCCTGAGGGCCCAGGGAGAAGACCTCAAATTTGTGAAGGCCGAACTCAAGGACGGCCGCAAGCGCCCGGCAGACCTCCTCCGCGAAGCGCTGCACGCGCTGCGCAAGGCCCGCGCGCAAAAAGGGGTGGCAGCATGAAAGGCGCCGAGCGCGGAGGCTACCCTATAAGCGCCCTCGCCCATACCGAGCTCGGCCTGCAGGTGCGCGAGGGCTCGGCCCTCGAGGCGATCGCCGATCGCGAGCTCCCGCTCGAGCCGGCCGCGCTGACGTTTGTCTGTGCGTGGTGCCAGGACGGCGCAGCTCCGCGGCCCGGCGACTTCATCGCCTCGCACGGGATCTGCCCGGCCTGCGCCGAGCGCATGCGCGCCGAGTACCGGCAGGCCACTTCACGCAAATCCACTCTATGAATACGCAACGCGCCGCGCGTCTGCGCGAGATCGGGTATCGGGCCGTCCTGGTCGCCTTCGTGGCGATCTGCGCGGTCGGCGTCTGGGCGGTCGTGCACTGGCTGGGCTGGCCGTGGCTGTGGGCCGGCGCCTTCGGCCTCGCCGCGACCGGATGGGTAAATGCCTGCATGGTGCTGGCTCGCTACCGGGCCGACCTGACGGCCGCCGAGGCCCGGGCCGAGTCGCTCAACGCGGATCTCGCCGTCGCCAAGCTGTACGCGCAGATCGGCGCCGATCGGGCCTTCGCGCGGGGCAAGGTCTCCGGCCTGGTCGCCAGCGCGGCACGCGCACGGGGGGAGGGCTGAGCATGGGCGGCGCGCTTTCCCTGTCTGCGGCCGATCTGGGCATCCCGGCCGGCTTCGTCGATTACCATGGACTGATCGCCTCCGGCGTCTGGGCGCCCGGCTGCGCGCCGACATACCGCACGCTCGTCCGATGGGTCCGGGCGAAGCGGATACCGTTTCTGCGCTGCGGGCGGATCGTGCGTTTTCATCCGCCTTCGGTCGCCGCGCACATCATGGCGACCCAGACGGTCGCGCCGGTCGGCCCTCGGCCTGCCGGCTCCGGCAATGTGCGGCGGCGCTACCAGCGCCGGGCGCGGCCCGGCCAGCTCTCGGAGGCGGCGCGATGAAGGGCTGTCTCGCGAGCACTTTGCAGGCGACTTGTCGTCGGCAGGTTGGGGTAACTGTCGGCGGCGGC